CTGACAAAGTTTGGTCGGCATCACTCTGATGAAGTTAGACCCAAAGATCAGCGAAGCCGACTTTAAGGACATGGTGATCAGCATCGCCAAGCGTTATGGCTGGCTGGTTCATCACGATCTGCCGGCACAAAACACTCGAGGCAGATGGGCAACACATGTGCAGGGTGACGTGGGGTTTCCTGATCTGTTCATGGTGCATCCGTTCCAAGGCGGTCGGCCATTGGTGATAGAACTGAAAGCCGAAAAAGGGAAGGTAACACCTGGGCAAAAGATTTGGTTGAACGCGTGTGAGATGGCTGGATGTCATGCAGCGGTCTGGAAGCCAAGCGACATGGAGTACATTCTCTACACTCTGAGCAATCCCAGAGCATAAACAATCGGCTAGTAGCACGGCCTACACCCCTCGCAAGGTGAAAGGTATAAAACACGGTGACGTGGGTAGATCGGCGCGTCCCGAATCATGTAAGACGAAATGAAACGGGCAAAGCGCCGAGGCGAGTCGTAAACATAATCGACTGAATGCAATTGGGTACCAGGATGGGCAATCTGGTGGGTGGAGCATTCACACATCTCTTGACCTGCAAATGACATACAGTTAACAAACAAAGAAAGCACCGACATGAACCCGACAACAAACATAACCCACACAAACCGAGAGCAAGGCGCTTGCGCCGCGCTAGCACAAGCCGAAGGCGCGTGAGATGGCTCGACCAAAAGGTTCAACACAGAAAAACAAACGTGATGTAAGCCGTGTATGCGAACGATGCAATAAATCATTTACTCAACTGGGTTCAGGCCGTAAACAAAAATACTGTTGCAAACCAACCCCAAAAACTATTGTCAAAAAACAAGGAACTGCCATGACACGCGGAAATGAAATAGTGATCGCTGACAAACTTAAAAGAGGCGAATGTGCTTTGCATCCCTATTACCACGATGGTCGCCGCAAGTATGTAACCAAACAAAACCACGTCATGTTCGCATACGATCATTTAGACCGATCAATAAAAAAGGGAACGATTGCAAAACTAAAAGATGCTGGCCCGTATCAACTTGCCAAAGAATTAGCCAAATGCCAATTGCTTTGCCACAACTGCCATGCAATGAAAACATATGAACAACGAGAACACGTCAAACATGACAAACCGAATTACCAACATCCAACGCTGTTTGACTTATGAAAAACCCTGAATACTCCACCGACAGATATAAGTCAGCCAGACATGAGCTGCTTCGAGACAGCCCAACATGCCATTGGTGTCATCGCAATCCAGCAACCGAATTAGATCACTTGGTTGAAGTAGATCGTGGGGGTTCACTCGAAGATGGCTATGTGGCAAGTTGCAAGCCATGCAACAGCGCACGCGGAGCAATCCACCGCAATCGCAAACTAGCAAACGCAAAGCAAAACAGAGAGAAAGCAATTAACGCTTTTTTATATGCAAACGATTTGACCCCGATCCCCAATGAAGATTTTGTCGCCAACAGCCCGAACCAGCCTGAACTAGCGCCAACTGGCCATGATCGGCCAAGACTGGAAACGATCATCCCTGACCATGCCGGCTCATTAGCTGGACTTGTGGGGGACATGGCTGAGAAGGTACTCAAGATCACCATGATGCCTTGGCAAAAACATGCACTTGAGGGAATCTTGGCGGTGGACTCCGATCAGAAGTTTGTGCATCGCTCGAGCCTTGTTTCGGTTGCGCGTCAGAACGGTAAGACGACAATCATCCAGGCGCTTATTCTGTTTTGGCTTGTGGAGATGCCAAAGATACGTGGCACTAAACAGACCGTGGTATCTGGCGCGCACAGACTTGATCTTGCGTGTTTATTGTTTGATGATCTTGCTCCAATCCTTGAGGAGTATTACGGCGCCAAGATCGTCAAGTCTTACGGTCGTTATCAGGCCACAATGCCAGACGGCAGCAAGTGGTGGGTTAAAGCATTGAAGCCAAACCAAGGTCACGGTATGAGCATTGACCTAGTGATCGTGGACGAACTCTTTGACGTCAACCCTGACTCAGTAGAAGGCGGTCTATTGCCGGCACAGCGCGCTAGAAAAAACCCGTTGGCTTGCTTCTTCTCCACGGCTGGCACCGAGGAATCTGTGTTGTTTCAGCGTTGGAGAGAGGCTGGCATTCGAGCGATTGACAAAGGCGAACCGTCCACGATGTATATGGCGGAATGGTCGCCTGACCCGAGCCTTGACCCGTTGCATCCTGCGTCATGGGCGTGGGGTAATCCTGCGCTCGGTCACACGCTGGACATGGACACCATCCGACAAGAATCCACCAACCCTGATCGCGCATCGTTCTTGCGCGCATCCCTAAACCTTTGGGTGAGTGTTGTGCGCGGATGGATTGAGCCTGGGCGTTGGCCGTCCTTGGAATACACAGGTGACGTGCCCAGCGGTGGCGTCGTGGCAATCGAGTCTTCGCTTGACGACTCCCGATACAGCGCGACCAGATGCGTCAACCTGTCTGACGGTCGTGTGCTTGTCACCGTCGCGTTCATTGCCGAGTCAATTACCGAGCTGTGGGAGAACGTGCAAGAACTTGCCAAAGACCCCACGATTAGGTTTGCCTTGTCGCCGACCGTGGATGCGACCTGCCCACCAAACATCGAGCGCCGCCGAGTTGTCGTGGGTTATGCAGAACTTGGACGGTTTACACCGCTAGCCAAAAACATGATTGCGGAAGCGCGACTGTTACACACAGGAGAAAAACTGTTGGCCGAACACGTCCAAAGAGCGGTTGCGGTACGCACGGATAACACCATAGTTTTGTCCAGTAAGCGGAGTCCAGGGCCCATCGAGTTAGCGCGAACAATGGTCTGGGGTATCGGCATGTGTGCCCGTCCCGTCAACAGCGGAAAGCCCATGCTTGTCGCAGTAAATAACTAAGATGATCGCGGCGACCGCGCACCTTGCCTTTTGTCGGAATCGGATAAGTCATGCGCGGTTGCCACTTATATGACAAAGTAGGAACATGGCGATCTTTAATAAAACCAAGAAGGCAGCAATAAGCCCAGCGCCAAGCAAGGCGGCAGCTGCAGGCGGTTTCGCACCTGGTTACTCATCGTCCAATGTTGGCGTGAACATGATCGGCCAGTACTACACCTACCGCGAAGGCGAAGCACGTAACGCAGCGATCAGCGTTCCAACGATCAACCGTGCGCGCGATCTCATGGCATCGGTTATCGGCTCAATGAACTTGCGCTCATACAACGAGTTTTGGAACGGCGAAGAAATGGAAAAGATTTACATCGCTCCACGTTCATGGTTGCGCCGACCAGACCCAAACGTGTCGTTCCAGTTTCTCATGAGCTGGACTCTTGATGACCTCATGATGTTTGGCAGAGCGTTCTGGTACATCACCTCACGCACCGCCGACGGCTACCCTGCCACTTTTACTCGACTGCCAGCAGGCTCAATTACCACGACTGACATGGCTGGCCCTGTGTGGTTTGCGCCGTCAACACAAGTTTATTTTCAAGGCGGAGAAATTGACCCAGCAAACCTTGTGCAATTCCTATCACCAGCGCAAGGCCTAATCTACTCGGCGCCAGGGGCAATTGAAACCGCGCTCAAACTTGAAGCAGCGCGCAACCGCAACGCATCGTCAAGCATTCCTGCCGGTGTACTTAAGCAGACAGGTGGCGAACCACTTAGCGCGCAAGAACTTGCTGATTTGGCTAGCGCGTTTAACGCCGCTCGAGCAACAAACCAAACCGCTGCGCTTAACGAGTATTTGACATACACGGAAACAAACAGCACACCTGACAAGATGCTGTTAATTGAAGCGTCGCAATATCAGGCGCTCGAAATGTCACGTCTGGCAAATGTTCCCCCATATTTGGTGGGCGTGGCAACTGGCGCATACTCGTATCAATCGTCTCAGCAAGCGCGAGCCGATCTGTATCTGTTTGGCGTAAAACTTTACGCCGACGCAATTGCAGGCGCGCTATCTATGGACAACGTGCTACCGCGCGGAACATATGTTGAGTTTGATGCAGACGAATACCTAGAAGAAAACTTTATGGCCGACACCATGGACCGAGAAGACATAAACATCCAGGAAGACACGCAAGAGGAGTTAGCACGATGATCAAGTTAATTGCAGGAGATTTTCAGTTAGACGCAGCCAAAGGCGACGCACCACGACGCACGATCAGCGGAACAGCCGTTCCCTACAACGTGCCGGCAACGGTTTCGGATGGAACGCAAGTGATTTTTCGTCCAGGCTCATTGCCGGTCGAGGGCAAAGCACCACGTCTTTTTATGTATCACGACGCCAGCATGCCAGTCGGCATTTTGCTGGAGCGTGTGTCAACAGAGGAAGCAATGTTGTTTACTGCAAAGATCAGCGCAACTAGCCTTGGTAACGACGCGCTTATCATGGCCCAAGACGGCACCATTGACCAAGTTTCGGTTGGCGTAAACCCGACCAAGTTCTCATACGACGAAGCGGGCACCATGATCATTGAAGCAGCAGATTGGACAGAGCTGTCGCTCGTTCCGATCGGTGCGTTTGGTGACATGGCCAATATCGCCAGCGTCGCTGCGAGTATCCACCAAGAGCCAGAAGAAGTAGTGTTAAATGAAGAAGTAGTCCCAGAACAGGAGATAGAACCCATGTCAGAAGCAACCGTTCCAGCAGTCGAGGCAACCATCCCAACTGCACCAATTTTTGCACAAGCTAAAAAAGAATTCGTTTTGCCATCCGCTGGCGAATTTATGGCCGCTTATCACATCGGTGGCGACACGTTTAAAAACATGAACGCAGCAGTAGCCGATTACTCAGCATCAAAGCGCACCGCATTACAGGCAGCTGCAGGTGACGTGCTCACGACTGACACACCTGGTCTTTTGCCAGTTCCAGTTCTTGGGCCATTGGTTCAGGACTTGAACTTCTTGCGTCCAGTAGTCGAAGCAGTTGGCGCTCGCGCTTACCCAGATAACGGTCAGCAGAAGACGTTCGTGAGACCTACCATCACGACACACACCTCGGTGGCCAGCGCTTCGGAATTAAGTGCAGTATCTGCAACCACAATGGTTATCGCATCCAACTCGGTTGCAAAGACCACACTTGCTGGTCAAGTGACCTTGTCGGTTCAGGACATTGACTTCACCTCACCTGCAGCGATGCAGTTGATCTTGAATGACCTTATGGGCGAATACATGATTGCATCGGACAACCTTGCAGCAGACAACTTGCTCACCGCAGCAACATCGTCTGGCGTATGGGACGGCACCGTTGCTGACTTGCTGAAGTCGGTTTATGACTCAGCTGTAGACATTTCAAACGGTCGCAACTGGACACCAACCCACATGTTCGTAAGCCCAGACGTATGGGGTCAACTCGGACAACTTGCCGACACAACTGGCCGTCCAGTATTCCCATTCATCGGCGCTGGCCTCACCGGTCAGAACGCACTTGGCAACGCAAGCGCATCATCATGGAACGGCAACCCACTCGGCTTGCAGTTGGTAGTTGACAGCAACTTCGCTGCAAAGACCATGATCATCACCCGTGTTGGTCAAGGCCAAGGCGATGCTTACGAGTTCTACGAATCAATCCGTGGCCTCATGAGCGTTGAACAGCCGTCGGTACTTGGACGCAACATGAGTTTCCATGGCTACGTATCCACGTTCGCTGCGATCTCTGGAATGATCCGCAAGATCACCCAGGCTTAGTCGAGAGCGGGCTAACCGCTCATGGCAACATACACAGTTACCAACAAGTACCTGATTGACAACTTTGCCGTACTGCAACTCCTGACCCCATCGGATATTGCAGTCGGCACTTCAATCGTTGTCGCTGGTGTCGATGCGACCTTTAATGGCTCGTATTCCGTAAGGGCGCTTCCCCAGTATTTGTTCTTGGGCGTTGATACACAGGGCGACCTGCTGTACGACTACCAGGTGCCGATCGCTGATCAGGTGCTTTACGCCAAGACCGCTGACGATGTTGAGCGCGTCGCAGCGTCTGGAACCGTGTCTTATGCGCCAGTTTGCACGTGGGTGACGGCCGCACAGGTTATGTCGTATTTGGGCATCACCATTGCTGACCCGTCTGACGATTACACGTTGCTCACGCAATCTGTATCAGCTGGTAATCAGTTCTGTTATCGCAGGCGTCAGGAATCGGGCTATATCGACTCTCTAACGACCTCTCCGGGCGGTGACGCCACATTGGGCACTTTGATGTATTGCGCCGCTCTATGGCGCTCTAGGGGCTCAATAGAGACAACCTACGCCACGTTTGACGGCATGGGTTCAGCACCACAGCAAAGCCTGACCCCGATCGTTAAGCAGCTCTTAGGTATCCCTCGTCCAGCGGTCGCCTAATGGCATACACAGACTTGTTTAACGAGGCCATTGACGATGTCACGGCAACGCTTACCGCGGTAACAGGTTTGCGCGTAGTAAACGATTCAACAAAAATCGGACCTAATTGCGTGTTCCTTGATGCCCCTAGTTTTGACACATTTGCCGGCAACGGCAACATTGTCCGCATGGAATTCCCAATTAAGGTAATCGGCTCAGGCCCAGCAGGGTTGCCGATACTTCGATCAATTCTCGGCATCGTGGCAACCGTTCTTAGCTCACCAATCATTGTTATGGCTGGCCGTCCTGGCAGCCTTGAGATTGGTGGCGCGCTTTACCCTTGCTATGACCTTGACTGCGCAATACAGGCACAAAAAGCATGAGCTTTGTGATCGCATCCGAAAAGGTCGGCAAGATCGGTGAACCATACACGCCAAAAGACGGCATAAACGTTGACGCACTTTTGGCAGGCGGTTTCATCATAGAAGCATCAACCACAGAAGC